CGGCAATGCCATCGCCATCAAAGTCTGTGCGGATAAATGACTCGTGCAGCCAGTATTCTCTTAGCGCTTCTTCTGTGTTGCCTTCTAGACCATAGCCTGAAAAGATATTGTGCGAGTCGTCAAAAGCGTATCTAGCAAGTCTTTCGTTGCTAAACTCTTCCATATCATCACCGCCACCCAAATCTTCCGGTCCAAAATCCTGATCTGGGTACATTTCACGCAGTTCTGTGAGTGTTTTACGCACTCTGTGGCACACAAAACGAGCATCTTTAATAGACTTAGATTCCCTAGAAATAAGGAATTCTTCGGGAGGAACGTTCTCAATGTGGACTCTACCGCCGTATGAAGTACGCAGAATAACGACATCGTGCATTCCATATTCGTCAGTGCTGTGTTCTACGACCTCTACATTGTCGTTAGAAAGAAGAATATTAAGTTCTTCTTCTCCAAGATTGCTGTATTCTTCCCGTTCTGGCGCTTCGTATTCATCCCACCAGACTTTTACAATACCATTCTTCTGCAAAAGAGCGTCATGGAACCAAGAATACATGATTTCCCAGCCCGGATTATCTTTTGTAAAGACATAGTTAACGTAATCCGTGGCTTGCTCCGCAGCCTCGACATCTTCAGGGCCGTGGGGCGTAAATTTCACCATTTCATCGCCTTGAGCGAAGATACGCATCAAAGAAGGCTTAATCCACTCAATAGTGTCTTGTACAGTAGAGTCTACGAACTGGCTGCGACCCTCAACCTCGTTACCAAAGGGCAAAGCATAGTAGTATTCCTGCGCCAACTCCCTCTGCATAGAGAGTTCGTCGCTATAATACCCCAAAGCGTCGTGTATTTCTGTATTTACTCTAGCAAGTAGTTCTTTTTCGTCAGACAATGCCATAATCCCTGTAAACTAAATCGTTAGACCAACTTGGGTCCGCTCCAGCAACCGCATAACGCTGTGATTGAAATGCGTAACGAGTTGCAGCCATTAAATCGTCCCTAATCGGTACAATTTTGCCTTCTTTTCTGTGGTACATCCTAAATTCTTCAAACCAATCTGGCAGAGTAGAAAATACTTTAAATTTTCCGTTCTCCATGCACTGCAACATAGCCATAAGGCCCTCTTCTACACTGTTAGAGCCTTTCTTCTCGCCTAAAGCAGGCGGGTTTGTAAAGTGCTGTAGCAAGAAGTTGCACCCTAGGTTACGGTATTGGTCTGCCAAGCCCGGGTTGCCCATGCTATCCCTGCGATTTCCGTCATGCGGGTAGGCGATGGGGATGAAGTTAGGTCTTTGCCTTATTATCTCAGCATGCACAGAAGGCGACGCTCTGGAAGCCCTGTAGCAATCATAGACATAGAACATTTCTTCTTCCGGGTCTATAGCACACCAAACAACCGCTGTCGGGTGATCCCACCCAAAATCAATAGCCGCTATTCGGGGCCAGTGATCTTCTATAGTTATAGGCGAGATTATTAAATCTTCTTCATTAACAGGGAATACAAGGCCAGAACCGATGCTTGGACGACCATATCTACGCATTTCCCTTTCGTGAGGACTGTACGCTGACAGAATTTGCTCCATCACCGCCTCATTTAGATGTCCTTCCTTACCATTCATGGAACGCACTTTTTCAGAAGCATCGTCCCAAGTGGCGTTTGTTAGACTCTGGCCACGCTTTAGATGATTCATAAACGAGGCTACAGTCTCAGTCATGCCGTTCTCAGGAGTAAACGTCATGTAGACCATTCCTCTGCGGTCTAGTGTACGAGTTACTGCCTGTGAATACAGTTCTCTGCTAGGCTCCTCGTCTAGCCATACGCAGTCAACAGAGCGGCCCTGCCACTTGTCTACACCCATTTCGTAGGCTTTAAAGTGTAAAGACGAGTTCCCGCCCGTAACGTGCTGTATTAAGGCGACGCTCTTAGCGTTTGGCACACCCGGTTTGCGTTCCGTCTTTATAATTTTACTTTTAGGTATCGCACCGGAGCCAAAGGCTTCAGGGTCATCAGGGGAACCCAATAGTTCCGCTTGTACGATGTCTCTAGTGGTTTCGTTAGAAACACCGCCAGCCCATGCTGTAATAGGCTGTGTAAATCTTTTTCCCTCCCACCAATCAGGGTATATGCCTGTAAGATGGTAGGACATTTCAGCAGCACCGCAGTAAGACTTGCCAATACGGTTAGCAGCCATCAAGAGACGTTGGTTATGCTCAAACCCAGTCTTGTGAAAATCTAACTGGTAGGGGTACGGGTCATAAGCGTCAATCTTGTTGAACCGCTCTCTCTGACGTAACTCCCTTGCAATCTTAACCGCTTTTTCTATTTCTGCCTTTGTAACCGCTGGCATATGCCGCCCTTGCTTGTTTTTGTGCTTCAGCCTTGGTTTTGTATACCTTGCCCCTGCTTCCCCATTTGTAACCGCCCCTAACTTTTACTATTGGCATTATTTTTGCTTAGATTGTGCCACTGGCTGCCAAAGATCTAGTAATTTTTTCCTGTATTCCTGCGCCAAAAGCATGTCAGGCCTGTTTTTTAACATCCTTTGCCTATTAATGTTAGGGTATTCGCTTTGCTCATGAGGCTTATCTTTATACAAGATGAAGTGGTCAAGGGTAGCGGCCTCTGGCGTTCTGTTTATCATAGGATCGCCATGCACGTCTTCAAAAGGCTTGTTTTTGTGCGGATTACCTCTAAACCCCAATAATCCATATAGACCCGGCATACCCATAAGACCATGCTGTCTTTGCAACTGATCCCAGTAGGCGTGGTTTAATTCATGGTTTAGAGTGCTTGTAGAGGAGTTAGCGTCTAACTGAATTTTGTCTTGGCCTTTGTAGTACTTGCCATGAGCGCCATCTTTGCTAAGTCCTTTTACACGCTCAATTTCAATATTTTTTCCTAGTAAAGCCCTTCTTGCCTCCTCAGAAATGGGCGACAAGTACCTGCTAACCCAATTTCTGTACTCTTCTAAAGGGGCTTCACCTAGTGTTCTAGATATATGCCTAGATACTTTATCTGCTTCTTCGTTACTTGAAAACGGGCCACCAATAATATTGTTGCGTTTATCTAATAGATACACACCACCATCCATTTCGACAGACTTAGACTCTATGTGCATCTCTTAAGCCCAGTTAATTCAGAGGTCTTAGCAGAGCCTCTAATTCCCGCTGTAATTCTTCAGTGGAAGCGGTTTCGACATGGGAAATCTCCTGTTTCTCAACAGGCTTATACCCGGCCCTATCCAAAATATCCTTACAGGCATTAAGTCTAGTACCCTCAGAAGTAGCGTTCATCACCAGATCATTGATCTGTGCCAAAGCACCCGGTACAGAATCTTGAATCAACTTAGTCATTTTCTCACTAATCTCAGATGACAACTGATTCTTAAGGGTATAGCCCATCTGTTTGGCAGTCTTAGCAGAGTAACCAGCCATCTCAGCCGCTTTAGCAGCGTTCCCTGTTAGGCAGTAATTCTCCACAAATTTTTCTTGTTTTTCTGTAAGCATAAATCGTTAAATATGGCTCTATAGTACCCCCCTACTATACTGCCATTTTTGCTCCTCTAACTTGTTGATTTTAAACGGATAAAAACAGTGTTTTTTTGTGTCCCGGGAGTGTTTTGGGACTATATTTTACCCCGATGGTGAGTGGGACGAACATCCCGCTTTAGTTTATTTTTAAAAAGGGGGTGGGGCGGTCGCCGTCCATCAGAATATGCTAATATACTTATACGCCGGGGCATATTAGTATTCGTTAATATACTCATATGCTGTTTGACTCTCTCGAATATTAGGAGACGCTTATATTCGGGGGACTTGACAAGGGCGTGAGAGTGTGTGGGGGGAATATCATTATCCCCTTATATTAGCCTTCCCTTATCCCCTAGATCAAGTCATTAGTCACGTGTCAATACTGGTTATCCATACAGTTACGTGCCTGGGTGTTACAATCCCATCCAACCGCGTTCCCGTATGAGAAGCGCGGACCCGACTAGCAACGGGGAATTGGCTAGGGCTGGATAGCCCGAGAGCCTAAAACGATTGGTTGCTAATAGGGAACTACGGGCGATCCTTAACAATTCAATCTATACGAGTAGCGAATCTCACGCGCGGGGGTTCGTTGCGTTTGTTCGTTTTCTTTCCGCGCACATAGGAAACTAAGTAATGCGTAAACAATTCATAACTGGCGGCGGTGTTCGAAGCACTACGGCGAAATGGTATGACGGAGTAACGACGTTCTCTGATCCGTCGGACATTAACCGATGCCTTGATGAGGCCGGTTTTGGTTCTATCCGGTACGCGTTGGAAACGGTTCACGATTCAGAAGGCCGCGAACTAACGCGGGATCGCAAGGTAGTACTTGAGCGATTCAACGGTAACGACTGGGTTAGCGATACGACTAGGAACGTCTACTATAAAAACTGGCAAGTTTTGCAAGCCACGGGCAAGAATCACATTAAGACTCTTGCCCATGACAATTATCAAAAGATTGTCGGTGGCGACTACAAACTGCACCAGCCCGAAGACGTTTTCCGCGTCGTCCACTCAAGCGCTGAGAAGTTAGGTTTGGAGTTAGCCCAAGCCGGTATAGTCAACGATGGGCGGCGGTTATTCGCGCGCATCGATCTTGGGCAGGATATCAAGATCAGAGACGCGGTAATTCCGCAATTCCTTCTGACTATCACTGGCATAGGTATCAGCACCAGAGCAGGCCTATCGGCGCATGACATGGCATGTCTCAACGAGTGGCAGTCAATGCTTAATCAAGTGAAAGCCAGAGGCATCGCCAGTCATAGTCACTCGAACCGTTTACCGTCTGAAAACATGTTAGGCGAATTTGTAAAGGTCGCCATTGCTAACGTTGAACGTCAACGGGCCAA